CCGGGTGGTAAAGCATCACCTGGAAGAATTTGTCCGCCAGTTCAAATGGGCGCTGGTCAGCCGTCAGATCTACAAATGGCTGCAGATCACCCCGGAAGAAACACTGACGGATATCCAGCGTGCGGCACGGTTCTACTACCTCCAGAAGCAGGCGTTTGGTGGCAAGGTGGCAGAGCATAGTTTCGGCACCTCCACCACATCCCCGCCACGCTTCAACCTGCTGCGTATTGAGGAAGAGCTCTCAGCGGCACACCTGCGACTTTCCAGAACGGTGATAGAACACATGGACTGGCAACAGTGCATTGAGCGTTATGACCGTCCGCACACGCTGTTCTACTGCGACCCACCGTACCTGGGTACGGAAGGCTATGGTGTGGATTTTCCTGAAGGGAACTACTCGCGGTTGGCAGAGCTGGCCCGTTGCATCAGAGGAAAGATGATTATATCGGTCAACGATATCCCGGAAATGCGGCAGGTTTTTAACGGTCTGAACATTCACTGTGTGAAGGTCAACTACAGTCTTGCAGGAAAGGGAACACTACGGCGCGAACTTATTGTAAGTAATTTAGAGTAGGCTCAGAAGGAGGTAAGTAGTCTTGCATAACAATGCACCTGATGGTGCATTGTTATGATATCACTTTGATTATATTGAATAATCGCCTACCTGTTTGTAATAAACACAACATAGACATAACAACAAGCCCAATGAGGATAGCGGCTACAATCTCTTGATGCTTACTTTGCAGCATCAACCCAATCAAACATGTCAACACCAACACTAGCAAAACTAAGCAAGTGTAGAATGCATCGGTCATCAGACGCTTGTAATGTCCGGTTTTTTGCATGTTTTTAAGTAACGGTTTATCAAGCAATGATGCAAGTAGTGCAATTGCTGTAATAATAAAACCTAACAACGTTGCAAAGACACTGGACAATGTAGTCATGAAGTTTGGGATTGCGGCTACTGGCATATGGGGCAACTTGAACCAGTAGAGAAAACCAATCCCACATCCAATCAATAAACTAAGCAATAGGGCCGAGTTCATCTTCTCCAATATATGCATTGATACTCTCCCGGTTTTCAGCATACGCAGTATCGATTAGACGGTACATGGTTTCGGCTGGAGGGAAACGAGCGTCAGTAACTACCGATTGATAGGACGAAATACGCTCGGCAATCAAATCCACAGGATGGACAACACCATCAGCATCGAACACATCAATTACAGCCTTTTTCGCCCCAAACTCGACTAACTCTTGCATAGCAAATTTTATATTCTGCTTAAGCCTACCATCACTATCGCCACGGCGAGTATTAATCCCCATTACAATTTGCATTGTATCGGCACCTGCATCACCAAGCAGTTGTAGTGTCTTTTGACTGAAATCAGTATCAGGGTAAAACTCAGGATTACGGGGGCGAGGAATCGTCAACTGGATTTTTTTCATTTTGACATCTCCTCTCATAAGCCTAGCGATTGCATCTTTTTCCAGCAAAGGTGCGGGCTTAACCTTTGAACCAAAGATAGTTGAAAGAAATGCACTAAAACGGCTTATACCACAAGCCATATGATTATAGTGCCAACCTATAACATTGATTCGAGGATAGAATACAAAGAAATTGCGCTCAATGATCCCTTCATCCTTGGCAAGTGGAATAGGGGTAGACTGTTTCCCTGGTGCACCTTTATCCGGAATGTTCGAGTTGCGAAATTTTCTCAACTCTCCACTAAAAGAACCATCCGCGCGTTTTTTCAACCCCCAAATTTCTCTAGTAAAACCCTCATGGTTTGAAGAGGAAGGGCTCTGTTTATCAATTACAGATTGAAAAGCATCTCCGAGATTTGCCAGCTGATCTGTGGCCTTAAACGATAGCTGATGAAACTCAATACGATAATTTCTCACATCACCACTCATACGATTAATCCTTAACGCGGAAAGTTCAGATGGTTAGTGCAAACAGCACATCCTACTGTTTAAATCAGCGCATATAACGAAGAGGTTTGATAACCTTGTCAATTGTTCTCATTGGGAATAGATTAACCCACATTTTTTAACCGCTCAATCGTTGCGGATAATTCCTTCAGTTGTTTTTCCATCTCGATCACTCGCTGTTTTTCCGCAGCGCCTCGCAGAAGATCGTTACGAACCTCGGGGTCTAGCTGCTTTAAAAGCTCAAGCATAGTAAGGTCAGCTTGGCTAAACTGCACTTGCGTCGGAGTTACGTCTACTTCTTTTGATAAACCTTGTTTTCTACCTGTTAGCAACCAATCTAAAGAAACCCCCTTTTCTTCTGCGATGTTTATGCAAATTGCATAAGGCACAGAATCACGCTTCCTCCAACTTGCAAGTGTCTGCCTATTGACGTTAAGCGCTCTTGCCAACTCACTATCATTCTCTGCTTGGAATAGTGACATTAACCGGGAAAGCACAGCGTTAACATCTTTGTTATTCATTTTGCGTAATTCCACTTGATTTATTTATTTTGAATAAGTACATTTATTCATATTGAGTACATGATAACCCAATTGGAACTATCCGCATATGAATAAACAACAAGTTCGGGCACGACTAGTTGAACGAGGCAGTAGCTTGCGCCAGTTCGCGCTTAACGCAGGCTATGAGCCACGAACAGTCACACAGGCAGTCAGTCGCTGGGCTGGTAAAAGTGAACTACCACGTGGTCGTTTGACTTATCGGATTTTGCGAGATCTATCGGTTGCAATAGGTAAAGAAGTTACCCCCGGTATCCTTAAGGAGGTGTCATGAATAAACCAAATACATCAAGCGCAGGTACCCGTATTTTGCGTGTTCTTAAGGCGTTACGTGGCCACGCTCTGAACGGTATCTCCAACGGTGAACTGGCGGCAGCACTGCACGAGTCACCAGCAAACATTAATCGGGCACTCAACACCCTCATTGAAGAAGGGCTGGCCCTGAAACTGGAGAATGGACGTTTTGCACCGGGCATCCAGTTACTGCAGATCGCCATGGCTCACAGTAACGAGATGGCACGAGCGCAGGATCGTATTAACGAAATCAACCAACGTGTCATTTCAGGTAGTCGTTTATAAGGAGTAATCAATGGGACGTACCAAATCACCAATGTCCACTGATCTGAATGCTGAGGTGCCGCTGTCTGATGATCTCAACATCAGTCTTAATACCATGGCACAACACCGCGTGGAGATCATGCAGCAGTTCGGCGATGGTCTGCCTTATGAACGAGATCGCATTGTTCACGAAGCACGCTTTTATATGGCACAAAGTGCTGAGGCCATGCTAGAGGCAGGTAAACGACTGATAATACTGAAAGAAAATGAACCACATGGTGATTTCATAAATATTGTCGAGTCTGAATTATCAATGTCAAAGCGTACTGCACAGGTAATGATGCAGGCATCAATAAAATATTTATCACCACAACTTGAGTCAAAAGCGCAGACGTTTGCGCTTTTAGGAAAAGCCAAATTATTCGAGTTAATGACGGAAGACGATGAAAACCTTGCCGAACTGGCTGATGGTGGCACTGTTGCCGGCCTGACGCTTGACGACGTTGATCGCATGTCAGTACGCGAACTTCGCCAGGCCCTGCGCGAAGCGCGCGAAACCAACGCAGCACAACAGCGCGTACTCGCCGATAAAAATGAAAAAATTGATTCTCTCTCTACCAGACTGGAAAAGAAATCCCGTATTCAGCCGCCTGAGCCTGATGAGGAGGTTAAGAAGCTGCGGGCGGAAGTGACAGCATTAGCGGTTGAGGCGGAATCTGCTATCGCCGTCCGACTGTCCAGCGCTTTTGAGACACTGTGCGCATATTGTGCTGAAAACATGATTGATACCCCCAGAGACTTCATGGCAGGCCTGGTCTGTCAACTGGAAAGCACAGCGCGTAGCCTGCGCTCCACATTTGACCTGCCGGACGAGCCAACAGGCAATGCAGCGCCTTCATGGCTGACTGAGCCGACGCCACAGATTAACGGGCTGGAGGCATAACCAATGAATGCTGCCCTGACTGAACGACTGGTTTATGTCGCCCGCGCGGCACGTGACGCGGGGCATGGTAAACGCGGTGCAATATACGACGCTGCCTGTGCTGAACTTGGCATGTCCCGCGCCACTCTGCTGCGCAGGCTGAAGGAGGTCTCTGTGACTGATAAACGCAAAAAACGCGCCGATGCCGGGCGCAGCGCCCTGACCCGCGACGAAGCCGCGCTGATATCTGCCACACTGCGTGAGGCCACCCGCAAGAACGGTAAGCGTCTCTATTCCATCGCGGATGCAGTGGAAACCCTGCGGGCTAACGGCTTTATCTCCGCAGGCAGAACAGATGAAACCACCGGTGAGTTTTTCCCGTTGTCCGAAGATGCCATCAGCCGTGCCCTGCGTAACTATGGCCTGCACCCGGAACAACTGGATGCCCCTGCGCCGCATACCGAAGTGGCCAGTCTGCATCCCAATCATGTCTGGCAGATTGATGCCTCGCTCTGCACGCTTTACTACTTGAGCAATGGACACAAAGGGCTGCAGGTGATGGACAGCGCGAAATTCTACAAGAACAAGCCCGCTAACCTTGCCCGTATCGCCAGTGACCGCGTGTGGAGTTATGAGATTACCGACCATGCCAGCGGCTGGATTTACGTTGAGTATGTGACGGGTGCGGAATCCGGTGAGAACCTGTGTTCTGTGCTTATCAACGCCATGCAGGAGCGTGGCGGCGCAGACGTGCTGCACGGCGTGCCGAAAATACTCTATCTCGACCCCGGCTCGGCAAACACCGCGGGTATGACGAAAAACATGTGCCGCTCACTGGGCATCGACCTGATAGCGCACAAGCCGCATAACGCCCGCGCCACCGGACAGGTGGAAAAGGCGCGTGACATTATCGAACGCAAGCTGGAGCCGGGTCTGAAGTTCCGGCCGGTTCACAGTCTGGAAGAACTCAACGCGCTGGCCGCGAAATGGCGCAGCCACTTTAACGCCACGGCTGTTCACAGCCGCCACGGTAAAACCCGCACG